AAAAGATAAAGGTAAGATATATGGTTGTAATGGATTACATAGAGATTTTACACCTGATGCTTTGATATGTGTTGATCCTGGAATTACACATGAAGTTTATGATAAAGGGTATGCAAAAGATAATATTTGTTATTATCGAGGATGGACTCCACTACCAAGTCATATGTATGACGATATGAAATCAACACATATAACAGATATGACAACACGTTTTAGATATGAACCCAAATTAGTAGAAAGTGAAAAATATGAAGGATCAGTTGAATTTGTTATTCATGGTTCAACAGCATTATGGCAAGATAAATTGATTGAAGAAAAAAGACCATATAAAGGTATCGGTGCAAATGTGTTATTCATCTCATGGTTACATCCAAAAGATAAAGTTACACGAATAGATGAGATTATGGATTTAAATGATGGCACGACTGGCGACTGTGGATGGTCAGCAGGACCGACTGCCATGAATATAGGTTGTAAAGTAGAACAACCTGATGAAGTTTTTATGATAGGGTGTGACTTATATTCTAACACAGATAATTTTAATAATATGTACAAAAGTACATTACACTACGAAAGAGATGATATTGCAGCTGTAAATCCTGTTAATTGGTTAAAACAATATGCAGCTGTAATGATAACAAACTCTAATACAGAATTTTATAAAGTTAATGAACATTCGTTAGGAACTGATAAAGTTAACAGTAAAATAAACGAATGGGAAGACTTGATAAACATAAACTACATTACGCAAGACGAACTTATCAACAAGTTTTTAATCTAATTAAATATTTTTTAATATAAATAACAAGATTAATCACTACATGATGGTAAAATTATTCCACATTTGTGGGATTAATTATAATTGAACAAAAAAAGGAAAACCGCATATGCAAAAACTACTATTAATTATTTCTGCTTTATTGATCTCAGGATCAACTTATGCAGGAGTAACAGGTTCTGTTGGAGTAGATTTCTCCGAGAACGCATCTGATAACATCATCGCAACTAAAGACATCGACTTAAATATTTCAAGTGATGTTGGATTTGCTTCGATTGCTGTTATCACAAACTCAAGTGATCAGCTTGTCTTAGACGAGTATTCACTTGGTGTTAAATACACAGAAGGTTCTATCAGTTATGGTGAACAAAGTGACCTCTTTATCGGTGGTGGACTTGAAGTTGTTGGTGCAGACACACTAGCAAATCCAAGTGACGCCGGCGAAAGTATCATTGGTTCATACAAAAATACATCTGTAAGATTTAAGTTTACAGACACAGGAACAGACGTAACTGATTTTGATACAGTACAAATCAAACATTCATTAGATGTTGGTAAAGTGGGTGTTGCAGGTTCTGTCGATCACACAATCGATGGTGGTGCAAACATCTACGCTTTATCAGGTACAGTTGCAGTAAGTGATGATATCTCTTGGACTGCTATCGGTACACACGATAATTCACTAACAGACAAAGTGGCATACGAATCAATCATCACAACAAAAGGCGTAAGTCTATTTGTAAACGGTGATGAAGGTGACTGGTCACAAAACGCAGGTGCAGGATATAAGTCCTCATACAAATCAGTTGATTGGTATATCGAAGCAGGTTACAACATGGATTCCAAAGATGTAACTCCAGCTGCTGGTATGTCAGTAAACTTCTAATTTTTTAAATAGTGGGGCTTCGGCCCCACTTTATAGTTGACAAAGTTGACTATATATGATATAATACTATTATTATATTATGCAATACGTGGATAACAAAAACATACAATAAACATACGGAGAATACAATAAATGTCATTTGAAGCATTAAAAAGAAGTCGAGGTAATTTCGACAAACTAACAAAAGAGTTAGAATCTCTAACTAAAACAACCACAACACAATCATCAGGCAAAGACGAAAGATTCTGGAGACCAGAACTTGATAAATCAGGTAATGGTTTTGCTGTAATTCGTTTTTTACCTGCAGTCGAAGGTGAAGAATTACCTTGGGCAAGATTATGGTCACATGCCTTTCAAGGACCAGGTGGTTGGTATATTGAGAACTCTCTCACAACAATGAATAAGAAAGATCCTGTATCAGAGGATAACAGTCGTCTTTGGAATACTGGTTTAGATTCTGATAAAGAGATTGCACGTAAGAGAAAGAGAAAACTCACTTACTACACAAACGTTCTTGTGGTATCTGATCCTAAGAATCCAGAGAACGAAGGTCAAGTAAAATTATTCAAATTCGGTAAAAAGATATTTGATAAGATTACTGAAGCAATGCAACCACAATTTGAAGATGAGAAACCTTTAAACCCATTTGACTTTTGGGAAGGTGCAAACTTCAAATTAAAAATCAGAAAAGTAGATGGTTATTGGAACTATGATAAATCAGAATTTGAATCACCATCGCCACTTGCTGACAATGACGATGATATACAGAGCACTTGGAAAAAACAATATGCTCTATCTGAGTTTTCAGATTCCACAAACTTCAAATCATATGATGATCTTAAAGTGAGATTTGAAAAAGTTGTTTATGGAACTGGAACTACTACAACTGCTGATAAAATTGATGCTCCCACATTTGATGATGCAGAATTGGCACCAGTAGTAGAAAAGAAAAGTGAAACAAAACCGTCAGTCGCTCCTGTCGAATCAATTGATGATTATAGTGACGATGACACAATGGATTACTTCTCAAAATTAGTAGAAGAAGACTAATCCTATTCTCTCCTTGTTTCGCTTAGGGTTTGTGTCCTAATTCACACGCTGGCGCCCACGGTTAGGCGCCATTTTCGGTTTGTTAGTTAATCGGTTATAACACTGGCCTGTCACGCCGGAGTGAGGAGTTCGATTCTCCTACAGACCGCCATATAAATAGAAGTATGGATTTATTTTTTCAAATACTTACACAATTTGGTTTACCTGTTGCGGCTGCAGTCACAATGGGTGTATTCATTTATATCATTCTTAAATATATTCTTGCAGGTGTTGTTGGTCAAGTTGGTGCGATTACAGGTATTATTTCACAATTAGATAATCGTATTAAAACAATGAACCATGATATGATTAAACTAGACTTATTAGTTACTCATGCACTTGGTCTAAAACCTGATATGGATAGACTATCACGTGCAGACGGAAAAGAAGACGCCAGAAAAGATTAATGGATATTTTAGAAATACTCAATCAATATGGATTTGCAACTCTGGCAGCTGTTGCTATGGGTTACTTTATCTTTTTTATCTATACCTATGTTACTGAACAAATCATTGAAAAACTAGACAACACTATGAAAGTGTTGATTGCCCTCATCGATAGAGTGAGAATGTTAGACAATGATATCATTCGACTGAGATCAAAACTCAATACCGTCTTAGAACTCAAAGAAAACGAAGAAAAGAAAAAGACAGACTTATAAATAGTAGTGAGATGAGGTCACTATTACTAATTTTAAGTGTGTTTACAGCCGTGGCTATTATTACTGATACACGTGCTGGAGAGTTAACACACGATTTTAATAATCCGAGTTTTTCAGGACAAGGGTATTCTTCCCATGTTCTGGCATTGGAACAATTACAATATACCAGAAAAGAACAAATACAGGATGATATTGATGCGGCGGCACGTGATGCTAAACGAGAAGAAGAAAACGAAACAATCAATCGTTTTCTGGCAAACTTAGAATCACGTATCTATGCTAATCTATCTAAACAATTGGTAGATAATATGTTTTCTGCTGACGGTGCCACAAGTGGTACGGCAGAAATTGAAGGTGCTGAAATCTATTGGGAAAAAGACACAGACTTAGGTACCATAACAATTAGAGTAACGGAAGAAGATGGTACGGTCACAACAGTCACAGTACCAGTAGGAGATTTTGGATTTTAATGATTCGATGGTTATTAGTATTTGCATTATTGACAGGTTGTGTAACTAACCCACAAACCTATCAATACGAGGAACCTAAACTATCAGAAGCAATGATAGAATTAAATAGTGTTCCAAAATTAGATGGACCTCCTATATCAATTGCAGTCTATTCTTTTTTAGATAAGACTGGACAGAGAAAACCAAGTGACAAGTTTAGTCAGTTGAGTTCTGCTGTCACACAAGGTGCTGAAGTGTGGGTAATACAGGCACTACAACAAGTGGGTGACAGTACATGGTTTCAGGTTGTTGAGAGAAGTGGACTTGATAATCTTATAAAAGAACGACAATTAATTCGTTCAACACGAGAACAGTATGAAGAAGGCGACAAACAATTAAAACCACTATTGTTTGCTGGTCTGATACTTGAAGGTGGTATTATTGGTTATGATTCAAATATAGTAAGTGGTGGTGCAGGTGCAAGATATTTGGGTATTGGTGCAACACAACAATACCGAGTAGATAATGTTACAATATCAATGAGAATAGTGAGTGTTTCTACTGGTGAAGTTCTACTCACAGTAGCCGTAGAAAAGACGATAGCATCTCATGCTACAAGTGCTGATATCTTTAAATTTGTAGATATGGGTACAAAGGCAGTTGAGGTCGAAACAGGCATTGCAACAAACGAGCCTGTAAATTATGCAGTACGAGCCGCAATCGAACAAGGTGTTGTAGAATTAATTAAACAAGGAGTAGATAAGGAAGTTTGGAAATATAAGGAGTAATATATGTTCAATAGACTGTTTTATATGATGACGATCATATTATGCAGTTCTGTTTTTGCAAATGACATTTACATAGAACAGGTTGGAGACAGCCTTGATTTAGATATTACACAAGATGGTCAGAACAACGAAATCGGTGATTCAACAACCGATATGACATTAAACGGCGATAACATGACTTTCGCCATAACACAAACTGGTAATACAAATACTATCGATGCAATTATCAAAGGTGCAACTTACACAGGCACATGGTCATTTACAGGTGATTCGAACACCGTGGACTTACTGTGTAGTTCCACAACAACTGGTAATTGTGATACCGTAACACTTAACATCACTACAGTTGGTGATAACAACGTATTTGATTTTGACATTGGTGAAGTTGCCGATGCATCATCTTCAAGTATTGTCTTTACACTAACAGGTGATAACAATGTCACTAATGTAGATGTAGATGGTCAGAGTGCTTCTGTTAATGTAACAGTGGATAACTCATCATCACTTTCAACTAATTCAGCAAACTCAGATGAGGGTGTTGCAATGAATATTGATGTTGACGGAGATGGTGATAGTGTAGGACATACAATACTTGTAGATATTACAGGTGGGGGTGGAACTTTAGATATCACCCAATCTGGTATCTATGATAACAACATTGATTTAGATGTAACAGGTGATGACTTTGATATCGACATTACACAAAGCGACTAGTTTACTACTAGTCTTGTTATTTACATCTACCGCTTATGGTAGTATTGGTGCCGTCAGTAAATTAAAAGGTACAGGTGTCATCACAAGAACTGATGGCAATGATGTTGAATTATCAAAAGACTTAGATGTCTTTTCTTATGATGAAGTGAAAACTGGTAACGGTCGAACTTCAATTGATTTTGTCGATGACACCCGAGTAGAAATTACAGAACATTCTAAATTGGTCATAGATGATTTTGTCTATGATCCTGCCAATAATGAAGG